ATTGAGGAATTGATCCGCACGGCGATTGATCCGAACCAGACCGACGCGGCGATTGAGGCGATAGCCCGAGCCATGGGGCCGGAAGGCGCTCGCCCGCTTCTCGAACTTCGCAACGCTGCCTTGGTCGGCGGCGCAGCTACTCTCCCGGCACTAGCAGCGCCTTAAGCGCGACCAGGGCGGAGATACCGCCCACGATCAGGAAGTTTCGCCAATCAAAGGTCCAACCGCCCAACAGCCGGCGGCGGGGCTTTACGACCTTGAACTTGGCGTCGGTCCATTCGGGATCAGCCATTCCCCCACCCTATCACTCCGCACTGTGAGGCGCCATGGGCCTTCTATACGACGGACGCATCCTGATCACGGACGCCTCGAACGTCCCCGTCTCTGGGGGCAAGGTGCGCGTGTACGACGCCGGGACAACGAACCCCTCGTCCCTGTTCTCGGACGCCAGCCTGTCAACACCGCTGGCCAATCCGGTGGTCGCCAACTCCGCAGGCATCACGCCGCAGATATTCGCCGCTGACGGGCTTCTGGTTGATATCCAGTACCTCACCAGCGCGGACGCCTCGATTGCCAACAGGGGCTATCAGGACGTCTCGTTCCTGGGTTCCGGCCTGGGTGACATCTCCCGCACGGTGACGGGCGGTGGGCGCTTCACCATCACGGGCGCGGCGGGCGCCATCCTGTTCCAAGTGGGCGATCCGACGCCGGACAACACCGGGGGAACGCTCACAATCGAAGGATGGGCCGGAACGCAAGGCGACACTCTGACCCTCGACTTCGCACTCGTCAACGTGACGGGGCGGATTAAGGAACAAGGCAAGAAGCTCCAAGGCACGGTCTACACCGAAGCCACGCAGGTGACGGCTCAGACCTCGGTTGACATCGCGCTCCCGAACGATCCGACCGGATGCCGGGCTTGGGAGATTCACATCTGGGATTACTCCCAAAGCGGGATCGGCAACCTGCAAGGACGCCTGAGCTTCGACGGCGGCGCGACGTATAAATCCGGCGCCACTGACTATGACTCCTTCTGGTTCACCTCGGAAACGACTGGCGGGACCGTAACCGGCACGGCGATGGTGACTGCCGCCCAGATGGGTTTTTGCAGCAACCTTAACGGGGCCTCAAACCAGCTTGGCAGCGGCGTGTTCCGCGTCATCACGCCGGACAGCGGGAGTACCTTCACCAAAATCGACTCCGACATGTCCGGCATCATCAACACCGGAGCGGGTTCGATCTTCCGCGCCACGGCTTACGGCAAGGGCTCCTACGGGCGCGCGACGCATCTCCAGCTTCGGATGAGCGCCAACAACTTCACGTTCAAATATCGGCTCGTTCCGTTGCGCGGCTTTGGCGAGGTCTAACCATGGCAATGTCACTCGGCATCGGGATCGGGCTTCCGTTCGGGGGGGCTGCGGCTGCGGCGGTCCCCGTATCCGACATCACCGAGGCGGAAATCCTCGGCGCGACGTCTCTGGCGGCTGATGGCGGAGCGCCGTCAATCGGCATCGACGGCGACGGCTGGGTGCTGCGAGTTCGCACGACGACGCTGGCGGGCGGGTCATCGCCCGATCCGACCAAGTTTACCGTCACAGTGCAGGATGCCGGATATTCGGCGGCTAATGTCGCCACCACGGTCACGCGCACGCTGACGCCGACCGCGTGCCTTCGCCGGCCTGCTAACGGCACGACCATGCCAACCTCGACCACGGACCCGCAAGCCCTGGCCATTCAGAGCGGAAACGTCATTGCGCCGGGTTCGCTGTCGGTCGGCGTTGACGTGGATTGGTATCTGACCCTTCCCGACTACATCTACCCGGGCAGCTCGGTGTCGGTTTCAGTCGCCGCCGGGTGGTACTCGACAGCAGCGCACGGATCTGGGCCTGCGGTCACCAATTCCGCCGCCCGCGCCTATCCCCAGCCGAAGTTTGGATTCATCAACACCCCGCATGAGCGGGTCGAAGCCTCCTCCTACGCGGTGGAGCTGGCCTGCAACGGCCACCGTCACGCCATGAACGGGCGAGCGGTGGCGGGCGTCGAATTGTGGGCGCGCGACGGCACGAACAACGGCACGGCGGTGGCGGTCAACGATACGACCCTTTCGACCCTCCAGACCAACGGCAACATTGAGGAAGTGTTCGCGGCCACCGTGAGCCTGACCGGCGTCAACGACACGGACGGTTCAACGACGGTCGGGGCGGGCGTCCAGTATATCGACGGCTATATCTATCCCTGGATCGGGCCGCGCTATCAGATCAGCGTGGATGGCGCGGCTTGGCCGACACCGCAGCCCTGCACGATCCTGACCTTCGTCAAGGACACGGCTGGCAAGTACGGCGGGGCCATCGCCTATGTGAACCCGGCGGGTGCGGGCGCGTCTCCTGCGGTGTCGCGCACGCCTGCCGCCAACTACGCGGCGGCCAAGGTTTCGGCCTATGCCACCCACGCGGCGGCTCGGACGGCGATTGCGGCTTTCAACAACGGCACAGCGGGCCGACCCGCAAGCCCGATCACGCACAACGATTTGGGCGGCGCCCGGATCGAGATGCTGGACAACGACGGGGCCAGCCAGACGTTCGAGCTGGCGGGGACGATCAGCGAAGCGGCGGGCAACTGCTGGTTCGACACCATCGACAGCACGCTCAACGCGGCGTCCTGCTATTACGATCAGGTCACGGCGACCGTCCGCCAGGTCAACACCCTGACGCGGTTCAAGATGGCGTGCGTAAGGGATCAGGCCGCCGGCATCATCGGCTGCGGCACGGCGGGCAACACGCAGGATAACGCGCTCATGCTGGCCTGGGAGGCGAGGCCTGGCGCTTCGTCTTCCGACATCACGATCAGCGGCGGCGGAAGCTCTCCGTGGGTGCGTCAGGTCGGCCTGTTCTACCAGCGCAATCTTAACTACCCGTCCGGCGCGACGGGGGCGAACGTGGCCGCGTTGGGCGTGGAGGGGACGTCGGGATTCCGGTGCGCCAAGGCCATTGGGATTACCTACCCCTTCAACGCGTCCACGGTTCCGACCCTGACGCCTTACATGCTGGTCGGCTATCGCGGTCGCGGCCTGCTGACCGACCCCAGCACGACGACACAAACCACGAACGACGGGTTTGTGATTTCAAACTGCACGCTGAACAATCAGGCCAGCGCGAACAACTTTATCACCCTGTGGACTATGACGCGCGGCTTCTACATCGGTCAAAGCGTTGTGGAGTTCACCGCCGGCCAGGACTTTGGCCCGGCGGGCGCATCGACGGCGACCCTCGCCGTTCGGGACGGCATCATCGACTATGTCACCCTGCCGCAAGCCATAGCGGGCGCGGCGGTGGAAGACGTTGGCCGCCTCAACCACGCCTATAGCGACGGGTCCGGCTCTCGCGGGCGCGTGGTGGAAATCGTGATGAACTACTGCGCCTCGGCGCGCATCGCGACCAAGACCGACACCTTCGCCTTCTTTAACGGCGGCAGCATTACGGGCTGCGTGCTGAACCTGCCGACCGCCTACAACGTCGGGTGTCGCGGCAACTCGGTGATGATCAGTCGCCCAGACTCGTTCACGGCGTCCGACTTCTGGCGGAAGGTCATCGACGACAAGAGCCAACAGAACATCGGCAACGTCGGCTGGTCAAACAACCAGGCGGGCATAGGCCAACCGGGCGGCGGTTCCTACGTTCCGACCGACACGAAGCTCAAAAGCCGCGTGGCGACGGGCAGCGGTCGCCGCAAGTACGATCAGGCGGGCTCGCTGCGTCTCACGGATGGCACGGGCTACGGCGGCGCTCTTGAGGGCACGCTGTGACCCAGCCCACTCACGCCGACATCTACCGCGAGGTGGGCGCCGTGTCTCAGCAGGTCGAGAACCTGGAGGTGCGCGCCGAAGCGCACTCCGAGCGCATCCGGGCGATGGAAGACGCCGTTAAGGCCAACGCCCAATCCGCTCATACGATGCTGGAAGTCCTTGCCGAGCTTCGCGCCGACATCGCGGAGATCAAGGCCAAGGTCATGGCCTACGACATCCTGAAAGCCCGCGTGCTGGCAGGTGTCAGCGTGGCGGTGGTGACCATCGGCGCGGCCTTTGCGGCGTTCTGGTGGGCGGTGGGCGACAGGATCGCGCACCTGATCAAAGGTCCAACAGCCTAGTGAGGCCGACACATGCCGGCGCCTAAAAGGTCAGCGGAACAACTCGCGCTAATGCGCGAACTGGTGGAGGCCAAACTACGCGAAGGCTTTCGGCCTATGGGGATGGCTGGGGCTGGTCCCGGCGCTATCGCGGCGGCGAGTAAGGAGGCCGTTAAGATCGGTCTCTACGGTACGACGTCCGCCTTCATCACGGCGGTTTCGAACTCGATTGACGACGTGGGCGTGGACTGGTCGCTGTACCGTCCGGCGCGGTATCATCAACCCGTACCATTGGCGGTGGTTCACAGTGCGCCAGCGCCGCCGCCGATGGAGCCCTCGGGGACGCCTCGGCGCATCCTAGCGATTGGCGATCTGCACCAAGACCCGCGCCACCCCGACCGCCTGGCGGTGATGACGTGGCTGGGTCGGATGGCCTCCGAACACCGCCCCGAGCGGATCATCCAGATCGGGGATTGGTCAACCTTCGACAGCGCCTCGGCGCACGATCCTAACGACACCCTCGCCGCCAAGGTCAAGCCCACGATCCGGCAAGACCTCGAAAACCTGACCGCTTCTCACCAAGCCTTCCGGCGCGGGATGGCCGATGACTATAAGCCCAAACTGGACATCACGCTAGGGAACCATGAAAACCGGCTCGAAAGGTTCGAGAACGTGAACCCGGAAAGCGCAGGGACATACACCCTCGCGCGAGACGAGACGTTTGCACAGTTCGGATGGCGCGTGCGGCCATATGGTGAGCTGCTATACTGTGAAAACGTGGCCTTCACGCATCACCCGGTGAACGGGGCGGGGCGGGCGTTCGGCGGCAAGACCGGACCCCAGCGCGCGGCGAACGAGTCAACCGTGCCTGTCGTGTCAGGCCATACGCATCGCGCCCAATGGCACTCCGCCCCCAAGATCGGCCCCATCGACGTCATCAGCATGGTCGAAATCGGGTGCGCTCTGCCGTGGGGCGTGGTGGAAAATTACGCTAAAATTTCCCTGAGCGGGTGGTGGTGGGGTGCCGTGTTAATGACTGTCCAGGGCGGGACGATAAGCGACCTCAACTTTGTCAGCATGAAGTCGATCCGCGACCGCTATTCCGACGACGGGGCGGACATCTCGGCATGACCCTGAACACCCACGCAGGAAGCCTCCCGGCCCATCGCTACGTCTGGGTCGAGCCCAACGCCATCGGCGCCCACGATTGGCTGCGTGCGGTGTGGTTTGGGCTCACGTCCTGGCCGGGTCGGGCGTGGGGGTGTCATCTGCACCTAGAGTGCGGGGCGATCTATCGCAACGTGCCGCTTCACCGCTTGGCGCACTTCCAGACCCTGGAGCATTGGGAAGCGTCCGACGCGCAAACCTGGGACGCCTACGGTTGGCAGTTCGCGGCGCTGGAGTACCCCTACTTCGCCGGCAACAACGTGAAGACCCGACTGCAGGACGGACGCGAGTTTGCGGGCGAGTACTGGTTCACGGTGGCCCCGGTGGGTGATGCGTTTTCGGCGGCGCCCGAGCAGTCGAAAGAGTTCTACTTCTGCGCGCTGGCGAATGGCCGGATCACGGCGCAACCGACCAACCGCGTGCTGATTGAGGACCGCTCGTTCACGACGCGGCTTGAGTGGCCGACGTTCCTAGAACGCCAAACCGACTGGTTCAGTTCCGAAGACGGGGGAGGCTTATGAGCTTCATCGAGGCCGATCATCATGCAAAGGTCAAAGGCTGGCGTTGGCGTAGCTTCTCCCCGGCTGAGATTGCCTGTCGGGGAACCGGCGCGCTCAAGGTCAGCACGGACGCGATGGACAAGTTGCAAATCCTCCGCGACCGAATCGGCTCGCCGCTGATCATAAATTCCGCCTACCGCTCGCCTTCGCACAACCGCAAGATTGGTGGGGCGCGGAACAGCCAGCACCTCCTCGGCGTCGCGTTTGACGTCAGCATGGCGAACCAAGACCCAGAGGTGTTCGAGCGCGAGGCCCGCGCCTGCGGCTTCACTGGCTTCGGCTTCTATCCGCCGGGGAAGGGCGACTTCATCCACATCGACACCGGCAAGGCGCGGTCATGGGGAACGCGTTGGGAGGCGCCCAAGTTCGACGCCGAGCCCAAGGCCAAGATGATCAGCGCCCCGGCTGCGGTGGCGTCGGCAACGCCCATCACCGTGGCGGCGGTGTTTGAGGCGGTCGAGCCCGAGAACCTGGCCGCCATTCAATCCGTGGTCCAGCCCATGATTCCCTACGCCTCGATCTTCCAAGGCGTGTTCGTGGCCTGCGGTGTCGGCATCGTTCTCTGGACGCTGTGGAAGCGGTTTTTCCGCAAGGCCCCATGAATGTGGGCGCTGGCGCACATAGCCGAGGGCGTCGTCTGCGGCGTTGCGGTGGCGTGGTTGTGCTGGCGCTCGCCGTGGTCGGGAGGTCGCAATGGTCAACGAACTGATCGCCGCGCTGATCGGGTTTCTGATCGCCGTGGTGGTCTGCGTGAAGCTGGTGGCGTTCGCCGTCATCGCGGCGGGCAAGCTTCTGGTGGCGTGGATTAGCAAGGCGGGTGGGTGACATGATCGCAGCAATTCTAGCCTCCCGCCTTGCCGGGCCTATCGCCTCGGGTGTCGCCGTCCTGGCTCTAGCCTTGTCGGTGGGTCAGTGTACGCGTGCTTTGAAAAGCGAGCGGGCGCTTGCAAAGGCCGAAGCGACGGCGGAACGGGCCATGACCAGCCTGACGGTGTGTAAGGCCAACACCACGACGCTAGCGGCCGCGCTGGAGGCTCAGAGCCGCGCCGTGGCGGGCCTCAAGGCTGAATCCGATAGGCGTGTAGCCCAAAGCGCCAAAGCCGCCCGTGACGCGCGAGCGGTGGCCGAGAGCGCCCGCCGTCATGCTGACCGGGTGCTGGCGATGCGGGCTCCCGAGGACGTGTGCGCGGGGGCGCTGGATGTTCTGAGGGGAGGGTGAAGCTGCGGCGCTTATCCCCACACGGTCCAGCGGTGTGGCGCCGGAAGCTTAGGTTGGGCACGAAGTCCGCAACCCGCAATTGGCACCGCAGCCCCAAACCTATAGCGCGAACAACGGAGTCAATCAATGTTACGATTAGCGGCGTTAGCGGTCATCCCGTTAATCTTGACCGCCTGCGCTACGGCGTCAGAACCCCGCATTGAGGTCCGCGAGGTCCGTGTCCCGGTCGCTATCAAGTGCGCCACCGACCCCGGCCCCAGGCCCGAGTACCCCGACACCGATGCGGCGATTGCAGGCGCTCCGAACGTGTTCGAGCTTGCCAAGCTATACCGTGCCGGACGTGCTCTCAGGATCGGGAGAGAGGCGGAACTAGAGGCGAGCGTGGCGGGGTGTCGTTAGGCGGCTTGATCCACGGCCCGCGCTTGCCCCGCTGGATCGAAAACGACGCGGCGAAAAACGCTTCGTAAGCGGCGTCGAACAGATCAGCGCCGCGCATAAGGCCGCGCCCGATCCAATACAGCGACCATGAAGCCAGCCAGCGCATCACTCTCCCACCTCCCCCAGCAGCGCATCGATCATGGCGGTGAAGGCGAGGCCGACCCCTGCGTTGGTCACCTCGTCGGAGTAGTCCGACGCCTTCTTCCCGCCGGCGCGCTCGATTTCCTCCCCCGGCTCTCTCACCACTCCCAACACCCCCCGCACGATAGCCAGGCACTCACGCTCTGACAGGTACGGCTTACCGGATGCGGTGCGGACGGCGGCGATCAGGTCAGCGCGGGTCATGGGGTTTCCACCAAGAACCAACTTGCGCCGCGTTGTTAGCAAACTGAGGCCGATCAACCTTCACCAGCGAATAGCCACTCTGTTCTAGACTATCAGCGATAACCGCCGCCCATGCGCGGTCAATCTTGTTCGGGCTTGTCGAGTTTAGGTTGTTGATCTCCATTCGCAGGCGCATCGCCGCGTAGATCAGAGCCGACTCCTCCGGTTCCGGCGTTCGCTTCCACCAACCCATCACTTCAACCTCTCAGCTTCATATGCAGCGATAGCGGCTCGGGCATGACCCGCAAGCCACTCCCACCGGGCCTCCCCTCCTGACATTTGCAGGTCAGGATCGTCGCCTATGTGGCGGCACATCTCCCGCGCCACCGCCTCCACCACGGCCTCGGAAGGCTCTGGTCGGGCTAGGATGGCGTCGGCTTTGGCGAGGGCCGGGCCGACGATTTCGGAAATCTCCCAAACCATAAGCGCCAACCTTCCCCCCTCGCGCTCGACAACTAGCGCATCCAGTTTTGCGAACGCCTCCGGATCAACAACCCGCGCAATTCTCTCTCGCTCGGTCATGCGACAAACTCCAGCAACATGGGCTCAGGCGCCGGCTCCCATCGCGCCGGGCATTGCGCCGCATCCCAACGGGCGGCCATGGCTTCCGGGGTGTTCTGTGGGCGGTTGTGATTGCGGGCCACGTCGGTTGAGTCCACCGACGCGAACGGCCAGCGGGACCGGACGAGTTGCATCCCGCGAAACATATGGACGACCGGCGTCCGGCGGTGATGCCGCGCCAGCTCGTTCCAAAGCGCATCCATCGCGCGCTCAAACGCAGCCCCGTTGATCGGGTGCGTTGACGGCGGATGCGCCCATCCGATGCAGACGCGCGGCCATTCCTGGGTCAGCCGGACAAGGCGCGACAACGGCTGCATGAAGTCTTCGGTCAGGTGATAGACGGGCGATCCCCGGTCACCGTGCGGCCAAAGCCGGATCAGCCGGTCTTGCTCCTGGGTTCCCGAGGCGATGGCGTCAGGGATAACGGCCCACGTCGTCGGACGATCCAGCAGCGGGTCGCACCAATCGAAATAGCCCGACCAGTAGGCATCGCTAAGATCAACGCCCGCCTGCCACGCCGAGAACGCGCCATTGTCGAGCATGAGGCTAGACGCGATGCCTTCGATCAGCGGAAGGCTGGTCTTTGTCCGGTTGAAATACGAGACGCAGAAGTGTCGCCCGGCGAGCTTCAAGAGCGCGCTTTGCGGCGTGATCGGCGTGCCGTGGTATTTCACGACCATCATATCCACACTTCGCAACGCAGGCGCTCCGAGGGCCGGGCGATGTCCACGCGAACGCATCCGTCAATCAGTGACCCGATGGCGCAGGCTAGGTTCTCAGCGCGCGACAATTCGTCGGGCAGCGTCACATGGTCGAAACCCTTCAGCACGTCGCGCAAGGTCCATTGCAGGACCAGCGCGTCGCGCGGCGGCTCTGAAGGCCAGTAGGCGGTGACCTCGTAAGAATGGCCGTGCAACTCCTGGCGGATCGGGTCGCGGTGAGACGCGGAGAAATACCAGCCGGCGCCGGTAAGGGATTGGGTCACGCGGCCACTCGGGAGGGGCTGTTAACCCCTCCCGGTCCCTGGCTGCGGTCGATCTCAATGAAGGCTTCGGCCCACGCTAGGACATCATCCTTGGACTTCTGGAACGTCTCGCGCCCCATCGCCCGCATGGACTGGCTCTTGGCGGTGTAGACCGTCACCACGGCCTCGCGGACGGTGACGATGGCATATTCGTCCATCGGCTTCACAAAGGCCGCCACGCGCTGGGCTTCGGCCTTTGAGGCGCACACGATTGACCGTTCGTCCCGGTAGCCGGTGGCGATCAGGCCGTGCTTGCGAAAGCACTCTTCGTTGATGAACCGCGCCGTCTGGTCCTCGGGCAAGGACTGCCAGATGTCGTGCAGACGGGCGAAGTAGTGGCCGTGCGAAGCCTGCGACCTCTCCTCATGGGGAACCAGGGTCACGACCTCGCCGGCGCCGTAGGCGGCTCGGGCGTTGCGCTCAAACGCCTTCAGCGGAACGAACGTGTCTCCGGTCCACAGGCAGGGGATCGGGGTGGGGGTCATGCGGCCTTCCGCTCGCCATAGCGGCGCACAAGTTCGGCCTCTTTCCCCGCCAGTTCCGAAAGGAACCGCCCGACCTCGCCCTCGGCCTCGGCAATCGCTGCGTCATCACGAACAACCCGCGTGACGTGAAGCTGCATCGCCTCGGGGAGCCGGGGGTCGAAGCTAACAAAGTCGCACCACGCCCGGTCGGTGCAAGCCATCTGCCACTGCATCTGTGTGACGTAAGAGCCCTTGATCGGAGCCCCTAGCAGGGTGTCCAGATGCGTTGACGTGTTGGGGCATTTGATCTCGACCATGCCGTCAGCGCCGACCAGACCGTCAGGGCTTGCCCCGCTCATGGCGACCGTGGGGTGATCTACAAAGCCGATCTCGGCCACGTCCACGTCATGCAGGAAGGCGTAGGCGGCGCGGGCCTGGGGTTCGGTCTCCGTCCCCCAGCGCATGGTGTCGTTCGTGAAGCCCGCCGCCGTGGTCCCGGTCAGCCGTTCGCACAGAAGTTCGGCCATGTAGTTCGCGCGGGAGGCGCTGTAGCCGGTCTTGGTCTTCGCCATCACGTCAGCCACGCGGGAGGCGGTGACCTTGCCGCGCCTGGCGTCGAACCACTCGGGGGAGCCTTGGATAATCATCGGGCCTTCCTCTTGTTCTCAAGGGCCTTCACCGCTTCGGCAAAGCGCGAGGCGGGCAAGCGGGCGAGGGTGTCGATCCGTAGGTGATTGAGGAACCGGGTGCGGTCGGCGCCCACCTCGTCCATGAGGGCGACCAGATCGGCCACCTGATCATCGGTGATCCAGTGATCCGCGCCGCCGCGCTCGCCGTTGTCGTCGCGGTCTTGCGGCGCTCGGCTGGTGATGTTCAGCAGCGCAATCGCGGCGTAGCGTTTGCCGTAGGTGATGGATGACCCGACCGCCTGCACGGCGTTCTTGCTTCCCGAGCCGTCCGCCGGAAGGTCAATCGTCGTTTCCTCGGAATGGCCGTCACGGTGGCTGAGAACGCCGGTGACGGAAACCATGGCGTCAGTGCGGTGGATGCGAAAGGCGAGGGCGAACCCCGCCTCATGCAGCAGCGGGCGCACGGCGTCGTTTATGTCCTCATACTTCGCATATCGGGACTGAACCGGCTTGTTTTCGCCGTGCCTGATCTCGCCCTTCTGGTCGATGACCGGGAGCTTCGGCTGCAATTCGGCAAGCGCCGTGGTGAAGGCGGCCTTCGCCTGTTGCGCCGTTATCCGCTCGTACATCCCAAGCAGGCGCTCCAGCTTGTCAACGTCGGTGTTCGGATCGGCGGCTGCCCGGCTGATCACGTCCATAAGGGACGCGCCGGCCTGGATCACTTGGCCTTGCGGCTCGTGTTGGAGTGCGACTGCGGTCATGTGTGCGGCCTCCTAAGCCACGGCGCGGAGCTTCGCGGGCTCCGGCCAGACGGTTTTTTCAGTGGTGCGGGTTTCGACCCTGCGGACGGACATTCCGGGGACAACGTGCAGGCGGTTCTGCGTCCACTCGACCGCGTGGGCCTGGGTCTCGAACGTGCAGACTACGGTCCCGGATTTGGTGACGGCGTGGTAGGATGTGCGGGTCATGCGGGGACGATCCAGATCAGGAGCAGCCAGACGCATCCGGCCAAGGAAGCGAGGGTGATGACCTCGCGGAGGTACCAGTGGAAATCACGCATCGGCGGGCTCCAATTCAAATACTCGAACGCCCGCTTCGTCGGCGGCTTCGGTCAGATCATCGACCAGAACCCAAGCCCGCTCACGGTTGAACAGGGCCAGAAGGTCGCGCACGGTCTCAGGGGACAAGCGGGCGGTGCCGAGGTAGACTTGGCCTGCGGAGCAGGTGAAGCGGGTCATGCGACCTCCGCTTCGATCAGGGCCTGCGCCGCTTCGTTGCTGATAATGGCGGAGAGCGCGTCCAACACCTCTCGCCGAGCCTCCGGTGAGACCTTGGCGAGAACGTCCACGCGGTCGTATTGCCGCCGGAAGTAGATTGGCTCGGGACCGTCGCGGTAGACCGGCAGGCCGTAGTGGTCGCGGCTCAGAACCTCGACAAACAGGCCAGTGACCTCGGCGTCTTCGGCGTAGGCGTCATGGCCCGGCCCGGCGGTGCTGCCATATTCCGGCCCCCGATCACGCTCGGCGCGAATGTAGGTTCCCGACAGTTCAAGCTCGAACTCTAGGGATATGGTGGCGTTGATCTGGTGCATCTACGCCTCCCAACCGCTCGACAGGCCGAGGTGCGGCGTGAATGTGTAGGTCTTGCCGTTGTTCGGGTTCCAGAGGCGGTAGTCAGGGCCGACCTTCTCGACCACTTCCAGCGTCAGGAAGCCGACCTTGACGGTCTCACCGTCCGACCAGTCCTGCTTGCGGCGCGGCGTCTGGTAGCCGTTCTGAAGGCCGCCTAGGGCCGACTTGGGGGCGCGGTATCCAACAAAGGCGCGTTCGGTGGTCATCGGTTCTCTCCGTTTGTTGACGTATAAGCGCACGCCATCACGGCGCGGTCAAGCCCTATTCGGGATAAACAAATAACTTGACGCGCTTTCCGTTCGCGGCGACAAAGCGGCATGGATACCGAAGCAATAGGCCGAAAGGCCCTCTCCGACGCGCTGCGCAACAAGGTCGGGCTCACCCCGAGCTACACGTCGCAGCTGGTGACGGGCGCAAAGTCGCCGTCGCTGGACCTGGCCCTCCGTATCGAGGAAGTTGCAGGCATCCCGCCGAGCATCTGGCGCGCGGAAGGTCGCGGCGCTGCGGTGTGGGAGGTGCTGATTGCCAAAGCCGCCTCCGAGCGTGCCGCATGAAACCCGCGCAAGGCAAGCCCATTGCCAGCGCGACAGGGGCGCGGTGTCCCTCTCCCCACCGCGCCCCGACCAATTGCGGCGGTGGTCTCGCCGCATATCACGACATGATAGCCGCGAAGGCTCTAGCGTTTCAGCCTCGCGGGCTTTCCAACACCCCGCCGCTCAATTCTAGCCTGTCCGATCTGCAGTCGCATTGCGTGGACTTTTCACTCCGCACGGGGTGTTCCGCGCTTTTTCTAGACACTGGCCTCGGCAAGACGTTTTCCGCGCTCGAATGGGGGCGCGTGATCGTGGAACACACGAACAAGCCCGTCCTGATGCTGGCGCCGTTGGCGGTGGCCGGGCAACATCAACGCGAGGCGGATCGGTGGGGTGTTGACGCCAAGGCGATACGCGAGCCCGAGCAAGTCACCGGGCCGCGCGTTTATATCACGAACTATGACCGGCTTGCGAAGTTTGCCGACTGCGATTTTTCCGGCGTGGTGCTGGACGAGTCGTCAATCCTAAAGAGCTTCACCGGCGCCACAACCCGCGCGCTCATGGCTAGGTTCAAGGCAACGCCCTATCGCCTGTCCGCGACCGCTACGCCGGCGCCGAATGACCACATGGAACTAGGGCAGCAGTCGCAGTTCCTCGGCGTCATGGAATCCACCGACATGCTCGCCCGATGGTTTTTTGCGGACCAAGCGAACATGGGAAAATACCGCATCAAAAAGCCGGGTGTGACCGACTTCTGGCGCTGGATGGCCTCATGGGCGCGGTGTGTGACCCGTCCCTCGGACCTTGGGTTTAGCGACGTTGGCTATGACCTTCCCGAATTGAAGGTGTTTCAGCACGTCGTGCGCGCCGACACCTCGGTTGACGCTGGCGAGGATCGTGACGGGCAAGCGCGGCTTTTCCGCATCCCCGACACGTCCGCAACGTCGATCCACCGTGAGAAGCGACTCACCGCCGATATGCGCGCCGATCAGGTGGCGTCCGTGGTTGCCGACGAGCCGGGCGAGGCGTGGATTATCTGGTGCGAGACGGACTACGAGGCCGACGCCCTGGCGGCGCGGATACCGGACGCGATTGAGGTTCGCGGGTCAATGTCGCCTGAGGAAAAGGAAGCCAAGCTAGAGGCGTTTTCGACCGGCGCCGCTCGCATCCTAATCACAAAGCCAAGCATCGCCGGCCACGGCCTGAACTGGCAGCATTGCGCCAGGATGGCCTTTGTCGGGCTCTCGTTTTCGTATGAGCAATACTACCAGGCCGTTAGGCGGTGTCACCGCTTTGGACAAACGCGCCCGGTTCAGGTTCACGTCGTCGGCTCGGATACCGAGAACGCGATCTGGTCAATCATTAGCCGCAAGGCCGATGACCACGAAGGCATGAAGGCTGCGATGAAAAAGGCGATGGCCGAGGCCGTCGTCCACAATCGCGGATACGTCACTTACCGGCCCGCTGTGAAGGCGCGGCTTCCCCAATTCATCGGAGCCTAGAATGGATGTTCTCAAGCAGGAGATTGGCGACAAGTGGGCGGCGTACAACGCCGATTGCGTGGAGTTCGCCCGCGATCTGCCCGACAACTCGATAGACCTGACAGTCTACAGCCCGCCGTTTTCCAACATTTACACCTACTCGGATTCCGAGCGCGATATGGGGAACGTCGAAAACGACGATCAGTTCGCCGAGTGCTATCGCTATCTGGTCCGGGAGAAGTTGCGGTTTACGCGGCCTGGGCGACTGTCCGCAATCCACGTCAAGGACATCCCCTATTATCAGGGATCGAGCGAGCGGGGCGATAGCGGACTTCGCCCGTTCTCTGACCTTTGCTCCCGAATCCACGTTGAGGAGGGCTGGTCATTTCACTGCAGGATCACGATCTGGCGCGATCCGGTTCTTGAGCGCGGCAAGACGAACGCTCACGGCCTGTTGCGTAAGACGCGCCGCGCTGACGCCAGCTTTTGCCGCGTCGGGATGCCCGAGTATCTGATGATATTTCGGAAGTGGGCGGACGATTCCAACCGTGAACACGTCAGGCCGCTGGTCAACCCCGACTACCCTACCGAACTTTGGCAGCAGGAAGCGTCCCCGGTTTGGGATGGTGAGACGATCTGGAATTACCAGCTCGGGCAGTCGGGGCGCGGTGACTACGACTTGCGCGCCACCGACGTCCTAAACGTCAAAGCGGCCAAGGACGAGGACGCCGTTAAGCACCTTTGCCCGATGCCGTTGAACATCACGCGCCGGGCGATTACGCTTTGGTCCGCTCCTGGCGAGGTCATCTATTCGCCCTTCATGGGCATCGGGTCCGAAGGGTGGGTGGCGCTTGAGGAACGGCGCCGGTTTATCGGCACCGAACTGAACCCGACCTATTACGATCAGGCCGTCAAGAACCTACGGGAAGCGAACGCCAAGGGCGTAACGCCATCGCTCTTTGACACGGTAGCCGCATGATCCGCGCAATCACCCGCTACCTCACCCGCAAAGCCATACGCGCCGAACGCGCCAAGGCCCTGGCCGAGCTTCAAGCCGCCATCCGTCGCGGGGATACCAGACTCCAGAACGCGACCTTCAAGGCCGCTCGTGAGGCCACTAACCGGGCGCTGGGGGCGGGGGCGTGAACATCTGGGCCAACCAAGCTCTGACCGATCAAGTCGTGCTCCTCTGGAAAGAGGGTCTTTCCGCGACCGAGATTGCCGCGAAGCATCCCCCGCTGACCCGCAACGCCGTGATCGGCAAGATCAGCCGCCTCGGCCTTCAGCGTGCGGCGACAGGGCGGAACATCGGCGGCCGCCCGTCACCCTGGACCCCTGACGCCGTCGCCACGCTGATCCGGCTGGTGGATGCGCAATACACCTCAAGGCAGATCGGGATTGTCCTGGGCGTTTCCCATGCCGCTGTCCGTAAGCGCATGAAGCGCATGGGCCTCCAATCCAAGAGCCCCTACGCCGAGCAAAACGCCCCCCGCGCGAAACGCAAGGCCACATGGATGGTCCCCCGTCCGCATGGCCCGCGCGCCGAGCCCATGCCGATTGTGGAGGACACCCCGCCCCCGCCTGGCGCGAAGCCTTGGACCGAGCGCGCCTTCGGTGAGTGCGCCCGTCCGGTCTCGGGGTTTGGGGCCGATACCTACTCCTGCGCCCAGCCCACGGGCGGCGCGACCTACTGCCCCGGATGCCGCCTGATCATGTTCGCCGGCATCACGCGGGAAGACCTCCAACGCCTGGACAAAGCCGCATGAGCCACGCCCACAAAACCTACCCCGAAAACCGGGCGCACCTCTTGTCCCTCTGGCGCGGGCTCGTCGTGCCGGAAGTGACCCCGACCTATCTGTCGCTTTGGCGCGGGTCGATCCTCATAACCGACCGCACGGAAAGCAAGAAGGCCATCGTGCAAACCGTGGCCGACCGCCACGGCTTCACCGCGTCCGAAATCAGGGGACCGTCACGCCGAGGTCCGTTGGTCATGGCCCGCGCCGAAGCGGCCTGGGTGATGCACCAGACCGGGCGCTATTCATACTCGCAGATTGCCGCCGGTCTAGGCCGCAAGGATCACACCACGGCGATCTACCTGATCCAGAAGTGGCAGTCCCATCTGGACGGCAAGCTGACGCCCCGGCTGGAGAAGCACGCGGCGCGGCTCGCTGAGTACCACGTCAAGCGAAAGGCCCGAGAGGCGGCCTCCGCATGATCAGCCTCAAAGACCACCTAGCCCAAGCCATCTGCAACGCCTTCTGGGAGACGGCAGAGGATCGGCGCACCTGGGCCACCTCCACGCCCATGCAGCGCGAGGTTTTCCGCCTTTGCGCCGAGGCCGCGATCAAGGCTGGGCGGGAATATCGAGAGATGCAGGGGAGGGCGGCAGCGTGAGCAAGGGAAAGCGCCAAGCCGATAACTGGCGGATCAAGCGCAAGATTGTGCGCGGCTCCACGCGTCGCATTGAATTTCACCTGTCCAACTTCCTTTGCCACACCATGGCGCTCACCGCTCACGACATGGGCGTTCTGCAACGGATGCTGATGGCCGAGGCTGTTGGCGAGCCGGGGCCTGACGCAACGAATGAATGGGTGCAGCGGGCCTATGACTGCCGGGATGAGTACCGGGTCATCAAGGGTAGCTTTGCGCGCGTCGGCGTGTCTCTTGCCAAGCGGAAAGCCGTGTTTGAACGGGACGGCGGCGTCTGCGGCTACTGCAATCAGGCCATCGAATGGGCCGACTATCACTGCGACCACGTCGAGCCCGTAGCCAAGGGCGGGGGTGACGAAATGGACAATCTGCGGGCGGCTTGCCGGCCCTGCAACCTGTCCAAGAAAGACAAGACCGTAGGGGAGTGGCGCCAATGAGCGATCAGCCCTTTCTCCTAGGAGATGCGGCATGAGCCTAGCGGCGCTGATCCGTAGCATGGCGGCTGCCGGCGCCACGGCGGAGGCTATTGCCATTGCCGTGGAGGCGATTGAGGCCGCGCAAGCCAACGATCCGCGCGAGGCCAAGCGCGCCGCTGACCGCGAAAGGATGCGCCGCAAGCGCGACATGTCGCAGGAAGTCGCGCGACAGTCGCGCGACACCGAAGCGACTGTCGCTGACATCCCCCTTTCCCCCGCCCTTTCCCCCCAGACCCCCCAAACCCACCCCCATACCCCCGGAGTAAATACTACACGGGCGCGAGGCTGCCGTTTGCCTGAAGCCTGGGCACCGGAAGACGGCGATTGGCTCGCCTCGGTTGACGCTCTCGGCGGTGACGTGGCGGCGACGAACGAGCTGGACCGCTTCCGCGACTACTGGCGGGCGGTGCCGGGGGCCAAGGGCTTGAAGCTCGATTGGCCCGCAACGTGGCGAAACTGGGTCCGCCGCGCCTCCGAAAACCAGAAACCCCGGAAAGCCTATGACCGACCTGACCACCACAACCGCCAAGCCCCTCGCCAAGACCGCCTCCAACGATTGCTCGCCGGCGCTATGGCGGCGGTTGACGAACGCGAGCATGGCTTGGGCTGACGCGATCCGCGACCTTGCGGACAGCCCCGAGGCGATGGGCGAGCTGATGCTGGTCAATGACCGGCTCCAGCGCCACGTCGAGCCGTGCGGCCCCTCGTTCGTGGTCAAGACGCTGGCGCCGCTGCTGACGCTCTACGGCGTGGCGGACAAGTCGGACGGCGAGGCCAAGGCGTTCTGGGGCTTCTACATCGACGCGCTTTCCGGCCTGCCGCGAGAGGCCATTGCGGCTGGTGTTGCCGAGTATGTGGCCGACGCCCGGAGCGAGTTTTTCCCCCGGCCTGGCCCGCTTCGCGCGATCTGCGACCGCCACGCCATCCCCCTTCGCATGGCCGCCAATCGCGCCGCCAAGGCCCTGGAGCAAGCCGCATGACCTACCGCAACGCCGACACCCGAATCCGTGAAGCCTTCGCCGCACTGAGAGCGGAGATCGAGGGGGTGTTCGGGGAGCAGCCGGACGTGAGCGACCTGGATGATGAGGAATGGGGCAAAGCGCCGCTTCCAGCGTGCGTAATTGATGCGCTGCACGGGGCCGAACGCGACCTCCTCGACTACGCCAAACAACCAGCCAGCGAGGACGCGCAATGAGATACTACATCGACACCGAGTTTGACGGTCACAACGGGCCGCTGCTGAGCCTCGCAATGGTAAGCGAGGACGGGACGGGCTTTCACGCCAGCGACGTGAGTGTGATCGCTTCGGACCCGTGGGTTCGGGAAAACGTGGTGCCATTGATCGACAAGCACGACGCCGACGTAACCGCGATCCTGAAGCGGGCCGACCAGATGGGCGCTGCAATCCGCAATTTCATCGAACTATCGAGCAACGTCCGTGATTGCTTCCACACCATCATTGCCGACAGCATCGTGGATATCGGGCGGTTCTGCCGCGCGCTCTCGACCGGCGACGACGGCGGCTGGGCATCGTTCGACGGTGACATCACGTTCGAGGTTCACGACGTGGCCTGCTACCCGACCGACCTGCCAGGCGCCGTCCAACACAACGCATGGTGGGACGCCATGGCGCTCCGACGCAAGCTGCTGGGGCCACACCAACCCGCAAGCGAGGGGTGAGGGATGAGCGCGAGAGTTACAATCGAGCGCGTGCTTCGCGACGATGACGACGCGTCGGGGCAAACCGTCCGTTCCTGGCGCCTGCAAATGGATGGCGGCCACGTCCAGATTGCGCGGAACGAGCACTCAGATTGGAACATGGTCCGCGTCGATGACCTGACGCTGCTTATCGCGGACTTGGAGGAAATTCGCCGCTTGCATCACGAAATCCTAGGGAACTAACCATGGCCCGAACCGCCAAGAGCCGCGCCTTCGCCTCCGTCGCAAAGGCCCATCACGCCCGAACCCG